AACAAAACCTTAAAGAATTCAATCCAGAAGCATATCAGATATTCTGTAATAAGATGGAAGAGGCAAGTGGAGTTACGACACAGAAAAGATTCTATATGTCAACTTATGGATATGAAAATGCAAGAGATGTTTTACTTGGTAAAACTGATGTCTTGACAAAAGCAGAAAACTATGATAGGTTTGAACTTGATAATGTTGTTAAGTGGTGGAGAAAACTTGCTACTAAAAGATACAACAAACTAAATGCAGAGGATAGAGTTCGTAAAGAACTTGAAGTCTGGAACAAAAATACCATGAATAAAATAGATATTATTCGATAAGTGACTTGACATTGTTCTCAGAACATGGTACATTATATATAAATCAACGAATCAAGAGAGGTTATATTATGAAAAAGGTTGTTTCACTCCATAAATCAAAGCGTCAATACATTGATGGTGGCGTAATTTATCTAGAGGGCGGTACTCATTGGGTTGATATTGAGGATATGAAAGATAATCCACTCAATACAAAACTATATTCAAATGTTTCTGCTGAAGATGCAAAGGTTTTAGAATTTGCAGAGATTGGTAATGAAGAAGTTGCAAACGGTAATCCAGCAAATTTAGTTCCAGTTCAAATTCATAAAGATGGATTGATTGCATCTGGACATACTCGAAAAAAGATGGGAAAGATGATTGGTGCGACTCGCTTAAAAGCAGAGTATACCACCGAACCATATCCTACTAAAGAAAGTCCTTACGATAATATTACAAACTTGTTGAAAACTAATACATATCGTGAGTTAACACCGTCAGTAAAGTTAAACATCTTTGAAACTGCAACAGATAACTATGAAGAACAGCATAAGGTAGAGATGCCTCCTAAAGTAAGGAATGCTCTTCTAAAGAAGTTAAAGATTACATATGATACAATGAAGAAATTGTCTTTCATCAAAACAGTACGACCAGAGTTGTTAAAGGATATTGATAAGGCTGCTACTTCTATTGAATATGCATACAATGTTGCTTCTGGTAATGATTTAAAAGTTACAAAGAAAAAAGAGGGTGGTATAAATTTATACAATCTCTTTACACCAGAGATGAAAACTAGGATTGTTGCATATGCCACAACTGCTTTAAACAACTATCGTTCAATGACAGTAAAAACTAAAGATGGTGATTATTCTCCCATAGAAGATGAATTGGGTTGGGAGTCAACAAGGTTTACTGGTATTGTATCTGATACTTTCATGTGGGCAGTTGCTCGTGTTTTGACAGAAGAGGGGAAAGAAGTTTCTTCTGCTAATGGACACCCAACTGACCCAGATGTTTATCTTGTAAATGAAGATGAAAAAATTGAGATTAAAGTAACTCAATTTAAAGGTCAAGGTTCTTCAACTTCTTGGAAAGGTGGTAAAGGTGTTCGTGAGGGTGAGTTCTTGCTCATTGCTCATGATGCAGAATTTACAAGGTTGTTCATCACTTTTACAACACTATATGAAAACGATTGGAATAAACAAGGTAATGTTGGTACAATCTTAAAACTTAACAAGTGGTGGGAAAACAAAAAGGATACTGACGAATTTGAATTTTGGAAAGGTGAAGTGTATGACGCTTCTGATATTACCCAAATGCAATTGGAAAGTATAAATGAATCTATTTGAAATAGGTAAAGAAAAGAAACTACAAAAAACTGTTAGGGTACTCGTTTACCCTAACATTACATTTCAAGAAGATTTGGAAAAAGATAGTTATATCCAAGTTGTCAAGAAACAAATAAAACTACTTAATTCTATTCGTGATGATTTGTGGTTTTATATGATTCTGCCATGTCCAGTTCCATCTTTAAACTTTCCAAATGTTACACAATGGTTTATTGACTTTGAAACTTATCCACCAACTATGAGAAGTCAATTCAGAGTTGATATTATTAGAAAGATGCTCGGACATCATATTGACATAGATTTAGTTATGTCACACTTACCAGAACATACACATCAATTAGTAAATACATTATATAATGTAACTCATCATGTTCCACCAGTATTTGGATACTCACATTGGACAGATGTAAAACAAGTAGTTGCATGGCCTAAAGATAGTTTCTTACAAAATATTACTGGATTACTAGAATATGATACTTGTTATTTAAATACACAGTATCAAAAAGATTTGATAATAAATCAAGCAACAGAAACATTTAATGAAAACACAATTAGTAAATTAGACAAGATTTTAAATGTTCAACATTTAGGTGTGGACAAAGATGATATCGTTGAAGATATAAATGAAAACCCAGAAAAAATTATTGTCTTCAATCATAGACCAGACACATATAAACATTTTAAACAGTTTATCACATTGACAGATAAGTTGTGGAAACAAAGACAAGATTTTAAAGTGTGGGTGCCATTACTAGATAAATCTAATCGTGAATATGTTATTGTTGATAAATTTGATAAAGATTTATATTACAAAAAATTACAAAACTGTTGTGTAGGATTTTCACCTAAACAAACTTATGGTGGTTGGAGTATCGCTACGACAGATGGTTTAATGAATGGTCTGCCATATATCATGTATGATGACACATACTATAAGGAACTGAATCCTACTGCTGATTTCTTTACGACAGATGAAGATGCATTACTATTACTAGATTCTTACTTAGATACACCAAGAAGAAATCTACAAGCAAAACGCTCTCTAAAATATGTTAGAGAAAAATTAGTATATGCAGATGAGATGTTAAGAATGTCTTATCTAATTGATAGATTGTTATCAAAACAAAAGATGATGGGTGATAGTGAAAAGTTAAATGAGATTACTCATTATATTCGTAAAAGTGGTACAGTTACTAAACAAGAAATGATGGGTTTCGTTGGTTGGGGTAGAGGTATCAAGTGGAGTCCTTATAGAAGAGCGTTGATGAAACACCCTAATATATATGATAGTAACGGTGAAAATCCAACATACTCTTGGAAAGATTAGTAATGAAGATTTACATACCTACATTTCGTAGAGTTGATAACCAGATAACATTTAATAATTTACCAGACGCTGTAAAAGAAAATGTTATTCTTGTAGTTCAAGAACAAGAAAAAGACCAATACAAATATGATTGTGAATATCTGGTTGTTGATAATAATATTGGTATTGCGAAAACTAGAGAACACATTTATCATCATGCTGGAAAAAATAGATTTGGTATGTTAGATGATGACGTTAGATTCTATAGAAGAAACACCATGTATTATAAAGGTGAAGAATCTAACATGGAAAAATCTAGGAGAATGATGAATCAAGATGATTGGAAAGATTGGTTCAATGTTCTAAATGAATTACTCGACAATCAAGATATGATGCATATTGGAAATAGAGATAATTCACTTCCACCTAAACTAATTAGATTTTATTATCATCAACTTATTATTGCTACTCATTGGATAGATGGAAGTAAACTTAATAAGTTTATTAATGAAGTGGATTGGAATCTAGTACAAGTTGGTGAAGATAATGTCTTATCACTTGAATGTGCAATGAGGGGATACAAGAACGCAATATCAGATGAATTCCTAATGACTAGATGGGAAACTGCTTTTGCAAAAGGTGGTTGTTCAGATTTTAGAACTGTAGAAGTTAACGAACAAGAACATATGAAACTAGTCAAAAAGTATCCATTTGTAAAAATGACAAATGAATTTTTTGAATGGAAACGTATCGGTAGAATAAGAAGATTTAATGTCGATATTAAAGGTGCTTATAATAGTCATAATTTAAGTACACTTGATAAATTTATGACTTGACAAATACTATTAAATAGTTTAATATAATAAAAAAATGGAGAATATTATGGCAATTGAAGGTGATTTCCTAATGGACTATCAAGAGTTTGTAGATGAAGTATCTAGTGATGCAACTAGAAATATTAATAACTCGTTTACAGATGCTCTTGATATTGTAGATGAACAAGGTGTTGAACCATCAAGATTACTTACTGCTGGAATTGGATTATCTGGTGAGGTTGGTGAGTTTAACGACATTGTGAAAAAATGTATATTCCAAGGTAAAGAGTTAGATGATGATGTTGTCAATCATCTGCGTAGCGAATTGGGCGATGTGATGTGGTATGTTGCACAAGGTTGTATTGCATTGGACACAAGTATTGAAGAAATAATAGAAATGAATACTGCGAAACTAAAAGACCGATACCCAGGCGGTTTTAGTGAGTTTCGTTCTGACAACAGAGATGAGGACGATATATAATGGATTTTTTAAAAGACATTGCTAAACAAGCAGGAAATGAATATGCTGGTTTAGTTGCAGATGGTGTAGAAGCAGGAGATGTAGACTCATACATTGACTCTGGTTCTTACATCTTCAATGCACTTTTGTCTGGTAGTATTAATGGTGGTTTACCATCAAACAAGATTACTGCAATCGCTGGTGAAAGTGCAACTGGTAAAACTTTTTTTGTTATGGGAATGGTTAAAAACTTTCTAGATAGTAATCCAGACGCTGGTGTTATTTACTTTGAATCAGAAAGTGCAATCACTAAACAGATGGTGATTGATAGGGGTATTGACCCTAAAAGAATGGTAATGTTTCCAGTTACCACAGTTCAAGAGTTTAGAACACAAGCAATCAAAGTACTCGACAAATATTTAGAACAGAACGAAGCAGATAGAAAACCTATCATGTTATGTCTTGATAGTATGGGTATGTTGTCTACTACAAAAGAAATTGATGATACTGCTGATGGTAAAGAAACTAGAGATATGACTCGTGCTCAAGTTCTCAAGGCTGCATTTAGAGTGTTGACTTTGAAACTTGGTCGTGCAAAAGTTCCTATGGTTGTAACTAATCATACCTATGATGTAGTTGGTTCTATGTTCCCAACAAAAGATATGGGTGGTGGTTCTGGATTAAAGTATGCCGCTTCTACTATCATTTACCTATCAAAGAAAAAAGAAAAAGATGGTACTGAAGTAATTGGTAATATTGTACATTGTAAGAATCAAAAGTCAAGATTGACAATTGAAAATAAAATGGTAGATGTTCGTTTAACTTATGAAAAAGGTTTGGATAGATACTATGGACTTCTTGACCTTGCAGTACAATATGGTATTTTTAAACAAGTATCAACTCGTATTGAATTACCAGACGGTTCTAAACAATATGCTAAGACAATCAATAATAACCCAGAGAAATACTTTACTGAGGATATTATGAAACAGTTAGATGAATGTGCAACGAAAGAGTTTAAGTATGGAAACATTACAGAATTACATCAAGATATTTGATTTACCTTTAGGTGATACAGTTTGTAAAGAACTGATTAAACAATTTGAAGAATGTAAAGACCAACAAGAAGAGATTAAACTTGAGGGTCATAGAAGTTTTAATCAGATTACTTTACACAATCATGATAATTGGAAAAAGTATGAAGACTGGTTAAATTATGTTTTTAAAGAAGCAGTCAGATTCTATATTGAAAAAAGTGGGATTACTGAAAAACAGTTTCCACAACAATATGCGCTTGAAGCATTTAGAATGAAAAGATATATGCCAAATGATATTGATGAATTCAATGACCATGTTGATGTCGGTAATCATGAAAGTGCAAAACGATTTCTTGCATTTTTCTTTTACCTAAACGATACAGATGATGAGAGTGGTTGTACGGAGTTTCCACATTTTAATTTTAAGGTTGTTCCCAAAACAAATAGAATGTTAGTATTTCCACCAATGTGGACATATCTTCATGCTGGTAGAAAAGTTACTGGTAAGACACCAAAATATACTATGGGAAGTTATTTACATTATGTCTGATATTAGTAAGATGTATACCTTTGTTGAGAATAAAGAAAAGTCTTGGCAAGCAATAGGACTAACAAAAGATGCCGGTAAATACCAAGGTGTTGTTTATAAATATGGTAAAGTAAGTTTTGGAGAAGAGGAAGATAATGATGGTAATCTTCCTTTAAAATTTGAATGGCAAGTTCTAGACTCAAATGGTTTACCAAAAGAATTAATGGGTGAAGACTTTTTTAACTTGATTGGCGATGTTCTTTATGATATACTAGACCAACAATTAAAAGATGGAAATTTACAATATGTTAACACAGACAATTGAGAGAACAACTCTTTCAAATTTAATACACAATGAGGATTACTGTAGAAAAGTAATTCCATTTATCAAACCAATATACTTTGCAAATCGTGATGAGAGAATTATATTTGAAGAAATCGAAAAGTTTCTAGATAAGTACAATGCTCTACCGACTAAAGAAACTCTAACTATAGGTGTTGATAGTCGTAAGGATTTAACAGATGATGAATATAAAAAGATTGTGGAACTTATTGGTTCACTTGAAAAGACAGAAGTGGACTTACAATGGTTACATGACGAAACAGAAAAGTTCTGTAAGGACAAAGCAATATACAATGCAGTACTTGAAGGAATAAAAATTATTGATGGTAAAGATAAGGATAGAACACCAGAAGCAATACCAACAATATTATCAGATGCACTTGCAGTATCGTTTGATTTAACTGTAGGTCATGATTATGTAGATGATGGACTAAATAGATATGAGTTTTATCACAAGAAAGAAGATAAAGTTAAGTTTGACCTTGACTACTTCAACAAGATAACAAAGGGTGGATTACCCCAAAAGACACTAAACATTGCACTCGCTGGAACTGGTGTAGGTAAGAGTTTGTTTATGTGTCATGTTGCATCATCAGTATTGATGCAAGGTAAAAATGTATTATACATTACACTTGAGATGGCAGAGGAACGGATTGCAGAAAGAATAGATGCCAATCTCATGAATATAACAATAGATGATTTACATACACTTCCTAAAAAGATGTTTGAAAATTATCTTAACAAGATACAGAAAAAGACAAATGGTAAATTAATTATTAAAGAATACCCAACTGCATCTGCTCATGTTGGTAACTTTAGGTCGTTGATAAAAGAACTCGCATTGAAGAGAAGTTTTAGACCAGATATTATTTTTGTTGACTATTTGAATATTTGTGCATCATCACGATTTAAGGGAAATGCAAATGTTGGTTCATACTTCTATATTAAAGCGATTGCAGAAGAACTTAGGGGACTCGCAGTTGAAACTAATGTACCTATTGTTTCAGCGACACAAACAACTAGGAGTGGATTTGTGTCAAGCGACATTGGGTTGGAAGATACGTCAGAAAGTTTTGGTCTACCTGCTACTGCTGACCTCATGTTTGCACTTATATCTACAGAGGAACTTGAAGACTTAAATCAGATATGTGTCAAACAATTGAAGAATCGTTATAATGACCCAACTATGAACAAAAGATTTATATTAGGGGTTGACAGAGCGAAAATGAGATTGTATGATGTAGAACAAGTTGCACAAAAAGACTTAATTGATAGTGGACAAGAGGAAGATGAAGTTGTATTCGATAACACACCATTTGCTGGAAAAGGCAAAAACTATGAGAAATTCTCTGACCTCAAGGTTTAGGAAAACCTATAAGGTGAAATATTATCATGATATAAATGTAGAAACAAAGAAATGGGAAGTAATCGAACTCCCATCTCGTTCTGTTATAAAGATGTTTGATTTTGAAGATGATGCTCAAAACGTGAGTTTTGAACTTAATCATAATAAACCATTCGGAGATTATGGATTTCCAAAATTCCTAACATATAAATAATACATATGTATATGGAGTAATTGGATGCTAAGATTCAAACAATTCTTAAAAGAAGTAAAAGACCCTAGAACGGATAATGCTTCAATAACTGAACTATTTCCTTGTCTTGCGTTTAACAAAAATTATAGACCTAGTAATGTAGAAGACTTCAAAAGATTTCTATATCAATTAGGTGGACTTAAATCTTTTCTAAAATCTACTTTTGTTAATGATGAAGATAGAAGAGCCGGTGAATCATTAATTGGAAAAATGGGTTCTGGTTCTATGGAAGAAAGATTTGTAAAAACTAAGATAGAAAATGCCATTGGTATTACAAATTATCTATTTAGTTTACATTCATCAAAACCTATTAAACAAGTTGTGTGGGGTTATAGAAATAAACCTAGAGGAATACCTAATAATCATGCTGGAGATATTTTTGTTTTCTTCAAAAACAAAGAAACATTAGGTATAAGTCTAAAAGCAGGCACAGCAAAATCAACTGAACCATTATTAAATTCATATGTTAAAACTCAACTAGGTAAAATAGGTAGAGCAAATGCTTTAAAACCTATGGAAGATGAAATGTGGGATGCCATATATTCAAAAATTCCTAGTATTGAATCTGTTGCAACAAAAGATAATTATGCAGATGGCGATAGAAAAAGAACATTAGAGATTAGAAAATTGTATTTAGATTTTCATGTTGCTGATGAGATAACATCAAATGAACTTTATATAAAACAGACAACTATTCAAAGACAACATTTCTGTAAAGCACTTAATACCTTATCTTTAGAAGAATTTAAAGATTGGGTTTCTGATAATTTTAATTTACAAAAACCTCAAAAAGTTCCTTTAGTACTAGTAAAAGCAGTTGGCACTAAAGCAGAACAAAAAGGTGATGATTTAGCATCTCTTCTTCCATTAGTTAGTAAATTTAATGCATACTTAAATCCAAAGTCTGTACAAGAATGGTTTATTGATATTGATACACCAGATGAATTAAAAAAATTAAAAATGACAATTAGAAGTGATGCTGGTGTTAGAGAGGGAAAAAATATATCAAAATTAGGTAGACTTGCAAAATTCAGTATGTTAAAATTACAATATAGTGGTGTATTAAACAGATGATTAATTTATTAGAAGGTAAAGAAGGTAAGAACCTACACTTAGAACATATCGAAGATGAGATATTAAACTTTGGTGTGCCTGGGGGTAGAGCTGCAATTAACTTTGTTCGTTCTTTAAGAGATATGCTTGCTGGAGAAGCAAGGTCTTCAGTCAACATGACAGTCAAATGGGACGGAGCGCCTGCAATATTTGCTGGAACAGACCCAAGTGATGGTAAGTTCTTTGTTGCAAAGAAATCAGTATTCAATGAAAAACCATTACTTTACAAAAGTGTCAAAGAAATTGAAGATGCAGCTGAGTTAAGTGGTACTTTAAAATCAAAGTTCACAACTTCATTCACAGAGTTTTCTAAGTTAGATATTAAAAATGTTCTTCAAGGTGACTTAATGTTTACCTCTGAAGACAAAGGTAAAGAAAAGATTGATGGTAAGTCTTTCATTACATTCCAACCTAATACAATCGTATATGCAGTAGACCCAACATCTGATATTGGTAAAAGTATCAATAGTGCAAAGATAGGTATTGTTTGGCATACAACATATACTGGTTCTACACTACAAGATATGAAAGCATCATTTGGTGCGAACATTAGTAAACTATCAAAGAGTTCATCTGTTTGGATGGATGATGCAACATATAAAGATGCATCTGGTACTGCAACAATGACTGCAAAAGAAACTGCTGTTGTTACTGCACACTTATCTAATGCTGGTAAAACATTTCAAAGAATTAATGCAGTAAGACTAAAGAAGTTTTTAGCATTACAAGATTCTCTTACTGGTAAGTTGGTGGGTGCAAGTCTTAAAACATATAACAATACAAAGGTTCGTGTGGGTGAAGCAATCAAAGACCCTAGAGGACACGCAAATGGATATGTGATTCATGTAGAGAATCATTTCCAAAAAGAGATTGATAAACTAAAGACCCAGAAGTCTAAAGATGTTCTGGAAACAAAGAAAGTAGAATACCTTAGAGAATTTAAAAAGGACTTGGGTAATTTACAACAAGTTATTACTTTCCAAATGCATTTAGTAAATGCTAAGATGGAAATCGTAAAGAAACTAAATAGTGTTAAAGGTTTAACAGATACTTTTATCAAGACCTCAAATGGATTTAAAGTTGTAAATCCAGAGGGATATGTTGCAATTGATAGAATATCTGGTGATGCTGTGAAGTTAGTTGATAGAATGGAATTTAGTTTTAATAACTTTACTGCAATAAAGGCATGGGACAAATGAAAACACTAACTGAATTATATACAGAAGTAAATTCTGTAGACGAAAAACAGACCCCAGCACAAGCGATGCAAACTCGCCGAAAAATGGCAAGAAGAATGAAACTTCTTGCAAAACGCTCTTCCACTAAAATGAAAAAGAAACGCATGAGAACTCGTAGGAGAAGTGATTCTGCGTTGTCAACAATAGCACAAAGACAAGCAAAAATGGCAGTCATTAAAAGGTCTATGGGTAATGTAGATTATAAAGAATTACCACTTCAAAAAAGAATTCAGATTGACCAGAAAATTGTTGCAAAGAAAAGAAAAGTTATTGATAAGATTGCAAAGAAACTTCTCAGAGGTTTAAAAGCAGGAGAGGGTAAGAGGATTGCAAAAGCAAAGGAGACACAGAAAAATGCGTAAGTTGTCAGAAGCAAGAGGCGATACTGCTGTCTTTACCTTTGGTAGATTTAATCCACCCACAACTGGACATGAAAAACTAATTAAGGCACTCGCAAGTCAAGTTGTTGCTGGTTCACCAATGTATGTCTATCCATCACATTCCCAGAACGCAAAGAAAGACCCACTTCCTCATGCAAAAAAGATTGCATATATGAAGAAGATGTTTCCAAAATACTCCAAGAATATTATTACTAGTCGTGCAAGAAATGTATTTGAAATTGCAGTTGAACTTTTTAATAAAGGACATAAAGCGATTATCATGGTTGTGGGTTCAGATAGAGTTGCAGAGTTTGACAAACTATTAAACAACTATAACGGTGAACAAGCAAGACATGGTTTCTATGGTTTTGATGATATCAAAGTGATTTCTGCTGGAGAAAGAGACCCAGATGCAGAGGGTGTTACTGGTATGTCTGCGTCTAAGATGAGAGCTGCAGCTGCAGAGAATAATTTTAATCAATTTAAACTAGGACTTCCAAAAGGTTTTAGAGAGGGTGAAAAGTTATTTGCAGATGTTCGTAAGTTTATGGGTGTTAATGAAGAGAACTGGACATTTGAAGAAATTATTAGAGATGCATATATTCGTGGAGAGATTTTTAATATTGGTGAAGAAGTATCTACAATGGATAATACTCAAGGTAAGATTGTTCGTAAAGGTACAAACTATGTCGTTCTGGAAACAAATGATGGATTAAATAAGTTTTGGATTTCTGATTTAATTGAAGCAAAAAAGATTACTAAAACAAAACAAGAAAAAGATGTTGAGGACATGAAAGGTAGTCAACCAGCAAAGTATTATGCAAAAGATACTGAGGGTGATGAAATGTCTGATACAACTAAGAAAGCTCGTGCTAGACATTTTGCAAAGGGTGATTCAAGAAAACCTGCCCCAGGCGATAAAGGTGCAAAGACTAGACCATCTCAGTATACTAAAAAGTTTAAACAGATGTATGGTGAGATAGATGTTAAAATTCCAGTAGAATTATTAAAGTTATATAATCTTGGAATGAAACTTCCTGCTGGTTCTGCAAAACATAAAGAAGTTATGAAAAAGATTGATGATATGAGAAAGAAACTCAACATCAAAGAACAAGACAAAGAAAAGAAACCAGCACA